GAAATGTCTCCGAGTCCATTGTATTATCAGATGGTTCCATACGCCTTATTTCATCTTTCATATCATGCATCATGCTAACCATCTTATCAAAGTCTTTTTCTGACATGATTGTCTTATACATGCTCAGTCCCATTGTAGTGAGCACTCCAGCCGCAACTAAATGAATGTTTTCATCTACGTCCTCAAACTCTTCTAATATATTATTTACAGTTTCCATGAGCCGATTGTACACTTCTTTAAATTGATCGTCATCTAACATTTAAAATCCCTCTATATAAAAAATTATAGACATAGCAATAGCAAACCAGACAAATGGTGCCTTAGGATTTTCTACTAAAAACTTTAATCCAGTAACTTTTAGTATTAAAGATTCTGATTGTTGATCTATTGGTATCTTACCATCTAGTGTGTATGATTCTTTTCCACGTGGATTGGGTGGACCATTTATAAAATTTTGTCCAGGCATATTATTTCCTTTATAGTTTTATTGCTAATACAATTAGTATTCCAACCAAAAGTATATTTGTTAAAATCATCTGAATACAAAGAATCAAGTGATACCAAACCCATCGATGTTTATATAGAGTATGTATATTAACTCTTGTATCTACCTCTTCATCACCTTGCGGTGGCCTTTTTAGTCCTAAGACTGTAAGCATTCCATAATTATTAGCCATTTATCCAAACAAAGTTCCCTGTTTATTATCCAGTTGTGGTTCCATTCTTTCTTTAAGTTCTTCAACTCTACTCTCTAATGTACTTATAGTTGTATAGATGTGTCCAGTATCATGAGGTTGAATTTTTGTTTTTAAGTATGCTATTTCTTCCATCAATACTTGAAATCTAGTTATATCGCTTATCATCATATTTCTCCTTAAAGTTTAAATCCTTCAAATGCTTTTTCATCAATTATTGCTTTGCCTGTTGGAGTTTTATCAAACACAGGCGTGTCATCTATCAGTGTTTGTTCTGATTCGTTGACATCATATAATCTCATCTTAGATCTATCAACGCCAATAACAAATCTTTTCTTGTAGGTTGGATCATTATATCTATTCTTCAACTGTTTTACAGCAAGTTGACCCATGCTTTCAAGTTCTTCAGTAGATATAATAGCAAACATCAAATCGGCAGTTGCGGGTAATCCAAAAGACTCGGACGTATCTTCCAACCCAATATCCGAGTTACTATAACCTGAACGAGTCGTTTGCGTTGCAGATACGATCGGTACGTCAAACTCGACCGCAAGGCCACGTATCTCTTCAGCAATTGCTTTAATGTAGTTGTATGAATTGATTGCACCGCCCATTCCTTTCATTCTAGATGAAGCACATATGTTTAAATAATCTATAAAGATCATTTCTGGTTCAAAAGACTTCTTAAGTTTTAATTCATTTAATAATGCTCTAAAGTGAGAAGTGCTCGCTTGACCAGTAGGATATTCTTTTATGATTAACTTACCACTTGTTCTTGTAGATAATTTATAAACTCTGTCAGCAAACATTTCTTTTGATAAGTTTGGTAGTTGATCTATAGGACAATCAAGTAAGTTAGCATCTATTCTCTCAGCAATACGTTCTTCAGCCATTTCCATTGTAATATAAAGAACATTACGGCCTTGACTCATTGATGATGCAGCACAGTGGCACATAAACAAAGACTTACCAACGCCCGTACCTGCAAGACAAATATTAAGAGTTTTGTTAGGAAGACCACCTTTTGTTATAAGATTAAAATATTCTAGATCAAAAGGAATACGTTCTTCATCTCTATGATAGAACTCATATCGTTCATCTGCATTTTCAATATAGTCATGACCTACGTTTGTATCAAAAGAAACTCCTAAAGCTTTTGTTAATATTTCTGGTAGAGCATTCTTAGTTAGAGTTCCATGTTTACCATCAATGATTGAGATTGATTCCATGACTGCATTATATAGTGCTCTATCTTGACACCACTTTTCAGTACTATCATAGAGCCAAGTTTCATCGGCTTTTTCTTCTTCGAAAAGGTTAGGAATAATCTCGACTGCATGTCTATATTGCTCTTCGTTAAAAGAATCAGCATTATCAATCTCAATCTTGAAGGCTTCAGCCGTTGGAAGTTTATTATACTTTCCAACAAACTTACCCGCTTCTTTGAAGAGAATCTTATATGTTCCTTCAAAGTAATCTGGTTTTACAAAAGGTAGAACCTTTCGCATATATTTCTCATTCGTGAGAATATTCTTTAGAACTACTTGTTCTATATTTGTATTCATTTATCCTCGCTCGATGTTGTAAAAATTTCTTTTCCTATTATTGAACTCTCAAGTATAGCAACTAATACGTTACCCGCAGCATCTTGAAGACCTGCATCTTTATCGGTAAGCATTTCGTCTGGGCTATAATGTATATCAAAATCAAACTTAAGAGTTGCATCATCACTATGTTCATTTTCGAAAGCTGTTACCTTTCCAAATGATATAATTGTTTCAGGATATGGACCTGTGAGGAATCTAACTCTCCAAGAATTTTCTTCCCCACCTACAGCTATGAATTCATAATCGACATTTTCTTTAAGCGGAGAGTTCATCTGCAATCTCTTCCATCTCAACAGGAGCGGTATGTCCTATTGAATATTGCCTCTTAATAAAATCTTTGAAGTCTGTATTTGCAAATATTGGCTCCCAAAAGTTTTCTTCAAGAGTTCCAGCTTCTCTTACTTTGCTCTCTTCTCCTTTTCTTTGGTACCAACCATTTGATGGTTTAGTAACATGACCACCTGCAAGAGCAACATCTAATAATCCAGAGAATTTGGATACACCGCCTTCCCAAGTAACTGATATTGGAATTTTAGATTTTTCTTTTACGTACCTTGATTTTTCTACATTAATAACAAAATGATAACCTTTTATCTCGGTACCTTTCTTATCTTGTTGACGGCCAATGATCCATATATTATCTGCAGAATAGTAAATACCCGTACCACCACCAACAACAGCTTTAGGAAATAAACCAATTTCCATATAAGTATGATTGACAGCTAGTAAAGGAATATTCTTCATTGCAAGATATGGTGTGGTCATTCTAAATAAACCTTTAAGTGCTTTTGCCCTAGACATATCCGCAACAGACTTTTCATTAAGTGCATCTTCCATTTCTTTTTTAGATGCTAGGTTGCCTATCGAATCTATAACTACAATAACTTTATCATTACGATCAAGATTTTCAAGTTGACCTATAAGATCAAATTTAAGTTCTTCTACATTTGTAATAGGCGTATGTAAAACTCTTGACGTATCAATTTCAAATTGTTGAAAGTAAGATTGTGGTGAACCAAACTCTGAATCATAGAATAGCATTACAGCTTCAGAATATTTTTTTAAATAAGCCGAAGCAATCATTAATGCAAATGAAGTTTTAAAATGTTTAGACGGACCTGCTAATACAGTAAGTCCTGGTGCTAAGCCACCTTCAACAGAACCAGATAGAGCAACGTTTAACATAGGTACATCAGTTGTTACCATATCTTTTTCTGTAAAAAATTTAGACTCTGAAAGAACTTCGGTATGACTTAGCTTTGAGTTCTTTTTGAGTTTATCCATTATTGACATGCAGTTCTCCTATTTTGTCATATATTATATTATATAATATTTTCACTAAAATGTAAATTAAAAAAATGATGAAATTAAAGCTATTACCAAAAGTATTCCTAACAATGGTAAAAAGATGTAACTTGCAATGGTAAAGGTTATTGAAAAAATCCATACTATCATTAGCAATACAACCCATGCTAAAGTCAATATTAAAAAAATTACTATTATACCTAATAAAAGTTCAATCACTGGTGGAGTACTGTAGTTTTTTCTCTCAAGTAATCTACGATATTTACTTTTGGTTCCCATTTCATATCTCTTAGTAAAGTTATGTCAGCGGTATTATCTAAAGCCTCACAAGATTGACCTTCTTTGACTGGAAGATCATAACCACAAATATCATTAGCTAAGTAATCAACTCTATTTCCAATACCAGTTCCTACATCATAAGCTGGTTCAAGCATATGAACAGGTTTATTCATAAGCATTTCTATGACATCCATAACATCGCTAACATGAATAAAATCTCTTACATGATTCGTGGCATAATTTGCTTCGTTTCGTACCAGTTTTCCAATCATCATCGTGTCTCTAGCGCCTTCACCATAAACTGTCGTAAATCGTAAACCTACTTGACCAGGAAAAGCTGTTTCTTCATTTACTTTCTTACTTATACCGTATGGTGATTTAGACCATGCATGTACACAAGAAGATGATGCATAAAATAATTGTATTCCTTTTTCATGACATATTCTTTGTATATTAGTTGTAGTAACAACATTATTTTCCCAATAGTCATTTGGTCTTTCTATTGATGCTCTTACATCAGCCCAGGCTGCAAGATGAATAACGTAATTTGTATCGCTATCAATAACTATGTCTTTTAGTTCTTTTCCTTCTTTTCTATCCCATTCTACAATTTGATGACCTTTAGCTTTCCATCTTTCTTTCAAATGGCTTCCAACAAAACCACTTGAACCAGTTATCATTATTTTCATTTTTTCTCCTTTATACCATAAATTGATCTAATTTCAAAACATCTCTTTCATAATCTAATGATTTACTTTTATTGTCTTGCACTAAAAATTCAGTATCTATCAATTGGTTATCAAGTCTTCCTTCAACAAAAGCATGAACACTTGTAGCCATATCTTCTGCTGTAGTTACTGGAACATTTTGACAAATGTGATTAAGATTTTTTAATCCTCCCTGCAACATAAAATCATTTGGTAGTTTCATTATTGATAAACATTCTCTTACTGTAAGATACCTATCTTCATCAGGATGTGTTAATGAAGTTGGCATATGACCAACAAAAGCTCCAATATAATCTTTTGGTATTTCAGTAGTTTTACGCATTATATTACCGCCTGATGCTAATTTATCGTGCATTCTTTTACACTTTTCTGCTTCTCTATCATGACCATTTTTAGTCATCCACTCACCCACAGTACGATATTTTATACCAGCTCTTTCTATTTCTTCTAAAGGATTAGTACTACGTTCTATTTTTTCTTGAAACTCTGAATGTGTTATTCCTCCTTCAATCTCTTCTAGTACATACTTATAAAAAGGATTATCTGTAGGAACCTTACTATTAGCAGGAGTATTCATAGGATCATCTTTTTCAAGTTTAGTATTTCTAATAGTATCTTCAATACGTTCATAATCTCTGCGAAAGTAAGGTAGTTGTGGAGTTTTGTTTCCTTTCCAAAAGAAATAAAATGTTCTGTCTCTGACTTGACTTAGCCCATGTAATATAGATTTAGTCTTGTAAATAGAAAATGTATAACCATTGTCTCTACCAATTTTTCTAAGATTCTTAACAATAGGTTCTCCCATTTTACTTGCAAGTCTTGGAGCGTTTTCTCCCCAAAATACTTTAGGATTAATATGTTCTAAAACATGTTTAGCTGTTGAAATCATCCAATCATTATTACTGTTATTTGTACCGGCAACTGGAGAAAGACTGCTTAATCCTGCGCATGGACACACAGTATTAACTGATTCTACAGTTGGTAAACTATTTGGCATGTTACCATCTAAATGATAGTATGGGACTTTGTTATCATAGTACTCAACTAATTGATTATCGTTTGCTTCAAACGCTGAATAGCTCAATATATATTCTGGTTTTTTACCTGATACATTCTGCATTGCTATTGTTTCACCACCTATAAGTGGTACTATACTTGCAAAGCTCATCCGAAAAACTCCTCTAATGTATTTACTTCTTCTTCACCATTCCAATGAGGATAGAATTCTCTACTTAAATGTATTGACTTTGGTTTTTCCATACATGCAAAATCAAGTTCACCGGCTTTATTTAATAATTTATCTGTCCATCGTATGATTCCATATTTGCTTTCAATATAATCATTAAACTTATTTCTTGCATCTGTTCTTTCTTGCCATGTTCCCCAGAAAGGTTCGCCTTTGTAATATCCAGATTGTGGTAACTTACGTGATTCGTTTTCTATCGGCAGTAGTTCATATATTTTAGCATTTAATTCTTTTGCTTGTTCGATATACCTATCAGCTAATTCTTCTATATCGGCATTTAGCCTACATACATGATGTCTTATATCAATATTGCCAAAATATAATTCTATTTGATTGAAACTTCCTTTTGGTATGAATGTTTTGATACCTTCTTTTAATGCTCCATTTAAAGTTTTAAATGGTATACTATTGACGGTCCAACCTGGTCTATACATGCATATTGAATGTGAATCACCTATGACTAGTTTATCAGTCATATTTGGATAATCAACGGTTTCAGCTTCATTATACATTCTTTCAAGATTATTTAAATCTACATTGGCCCATTCAGGCTGTACATCTTTTTTAGCCTTATCTAATTTATCTTTTATCCATTCATGATATGGCGGGAAGTCAATGGCTATTGATTTTATCTTTCCTTTAAACTTAGAAAAGTTTACTGTATTTTCTACATAAGGAAATCCATAAACACCGCCAAACATATTTAATCCACCACTAAAATCATTTCCATGATATACCCACATCGTATCATACTGATTGTGATCTACAATCTCTCCACCAAAGTTGACATCACAATGTCCATATTTTTGTTTTATCATATCGCCATACATGACACCTTGAGCTCCTCTATGAGAAGCTATTCTTTTTGCCACTGGAATAAATGGACAGTTTAGTATTGCTTTCATTGCATAAAACTTTCTAATGTATTTTGATCTTCAAGTACTGTAGCTCTTGATACCTGACGTTTTGCGCACATGTTAGCATCTTCTCTAATCTGCAAGTATATACCGAACTGACAAGATAAAACTTCAGTACCATAATATTTAAGAGTTTTTTGATCTTCTCTAAAAAGTTTTTTTCCACCTGGCATGTCAATATTATATGCGCCTGGATGGAAACTAACATCTTCTGTAAGACCGATTTCATCACTATTTTCTCTCAAGAAGTAAATAGCTTCTGCATAATATTTTTTTGGAGCTTTTGGCCACATGAGTCCTATTGTATATACGGCGCCTGGCCCTGGTGCTACAAATTTATCATCATGATAATATTTCATTTGAGGCAAAACACTAGTTGATGCCGCGCCGTGAAATCCATAATATTCTCCAATACCTGGCAACTTTCTTAATATCTTATAAGCTTGACCAATATGATCTGCAGCAAAAAGTTCTTCATATGTTCCATTATCTCTAAATGATGCTACCCAATCAACTACATCAACTGGATGAAATAATCTATTTGCATCATCATATTTTTCTCTACAATAATTTCTTGACGCTGCTTGTATTGATGTATGAAGTTCTGTTGTACCCCATATTGGTTTTTTTAATCTCTTAGCATTATCTATATTATTTCTAAGATGTTGCAAATAATCTTTATCATTTTCAGCCAGTCTATCAAAATCAACAAAACAGTCGTTTGGATCATTAGATCCTGTAACTGCCATATGACAACCTCGTGCTCCATAAAAGTGAGATATGATACCATTACCTAAGATACTAAAATCTGACATATCGTGTTGCGCAATGACTGTACCAATATATCTCATTCTATCATCTAAAGTAATTGTAGGGTGGAAATATTCTACGTTGCGTCCTAGGCCATGATCTAACTCGCCATGCCTATTCAAGTTTTCATATTCCTCATCAATAAAACCATAATTGATGCATGCTCGAGTATTAATCTTTTTTAAGAAATGATTAAAATCTTTCATTATGTCTTTATCATAAGACCACCAATCATAGTTGTACATGTTTACTCCTTTGGTACAAGTTTGTGCTTAATATGAACACATTTAATATCTGGCATCATTTCATTTATTTTTTTGATTTGGACTTTGTCATCATCGTAATGAATTCCAATATGATACCCCATCTTTTCAAGATGAAATAGAGTCCAACCTTTGTGAAATCCAGATTGTTCTCTATCATTAAAGTCTTCATCTTTAAAGTTCATGTATAAAGGATTAGTTATACCTTTTTCAAGAAGCATTTTTTGAGTTTCTTTTTCAGTATTAATAGACCTTCCAGTAATTATAATATCATCTGGTCCTGGTCTTAATCCATCATAGTCGCCCATGTATATAACACCATCGATATCATATGAATTTATGGTCTTTTGAGGAATGTTTTCCCAAGGCTCAAAAGGTTCTCTACTCATAATCTGTTTCTCCAGCTTGAAATGTATATGGTAAACTTTTTGCTTTTGGTTTATTTACTTTTAATTGAGCTTCAGTTAATTTTGTAAGAGTACGTCTTGCCAAAGCATCACATTCAAATTTTGAATCAGATGTAGATAACTGAAGTGGAGGAGTTTTTTGAGTCCATGCTGATGGTCCTCTAAGATAACCAACAATACTCATTTCAGATGCGACTTTACAGAACCTGATTGCAGATACCACAACACCACCAGAATTTGGAGAATCCTGTACTGATAATCTAGCGGACATTTCATATCTAGCTCCACCAAAACCATAAGCAATAATATCAAAGTTAGCTATTTTATTATCACTACCTACATATTGTCCACCTGGCTTTTGAAATACTGTAAGTGATGGGCCAGCGTAAAGTGTTGCACCAGCTGTAGGTTCATTTCGTACTACGTTCTGACCTTTCAAAACATTTTCTTTCGATACATGTTTATTATGCAATCGAGATTTTTCAGCCATATTAAGAAAATCAGTATTTGCGGTTCTACCTGTTCTAATATTTTCTTGACCTTGAGTAGATCCTGCGGCCATATTCATTTGTATGTGCTGTGTTACCATCAATCCTGAATCTATCATAGCACCTTGAAGTACTTCTGACATTCTTGAAGCTCCCCAAGCCGATCTCATATCAGATCCAACAATAGTCAAACCTTTATTGATAAACTTCTGTTCAATCTCCATAGTTTCTTTGGTTGATATAAGTGTTGGAATACAATTAACAAAATGGACACCAGCATCCAATGCTGCATCCATATAAAATCTAGATCCTTTTTCAGTACCAACTGGTAGATAGTTAATTAAAACATCAACCTTAGTTTTTTTAATTAAATCAACAATATCGTCATAAGATTTTGCTGCTTCAGCTCCTGTTCTAAATGAAACTTCTTTAGGATATTCAAGCATCCATGGTGCAATACCATCGAGTTCAGGACCAGAATATACCATAGCACCTGGAGCTACAGCGCCTGGTGTGTTACCTCCAGCTTCCAATATTTCTTCAACGTGATCCATTGCGCAGTTTGGAGCAGCTCTTAAAGCTTCTGTTAATGGACGATTTACTTTACGACGATCTACATCAAAACCA